TGGAGCAGCTACTGGGGATGAATAATGTTAAAAAATATATTTAAAAGCGCTAAGAAACTTTTAAAAAGTCCTATTGGTCAAATTGGTATAGGTTTATTAGCTCCTGGTTTTGGTTTTAATCCCGCTATAGCGTCTGGTATTGCAGGACTTATTGGAGGCGACAAGCCCGAAAATGTAATTAAAAATCTTGGTATTACTGCCTTATTAGGTGGAGCCACTGCAGGACCTGGTAAAACATTTTCACAAGGAGTAATGGACACTTTTAGAACCCCTACTGGTAAAATAGGTGTGTCTATGAAAGATGCTAAAAGTGTTGAAGATTTGATGAGCGTACCAGGAGGGTTTGGTGGTGGTATTGAAAATTTGATTAGTGGAGCACCTGAAAAAATATTAGATTTTATTATAAAAAATCCTGTCAAAGCGGCTGAGCTTGGTTTACTGGCTACTGCTCTTGTACAAGGTCAAGATGATCCAAGACTACAAGATGTGGATCCAAAGGTGATAGTAGATAGAAGTCAATATGAAAAAGAATTAGCAGAAAGTCCTTTTCAAAATGCTACGGGTGGTATAGCAGGTTATGCTATGGGTGGAGAAAAGAAGACTAGCATTGGTATAAATCGAAATACTGGTGAGCCTAGTGGCATGGTCACCGGACCAGGGACCGGCAAAAGTGATTCTATCCGATTTGTAAGCAGTAAAGCTAAAGTCCCTACAGATATAAGTAATGGAGAGTTTATATTTACGAAAGAATCAACGGATAAAATAGGACCAGAAAATCTTTACGCTTTAATGACCTCAGTTGATAAAGATGCAGAGACGTTCAAAGAGGGTCAGGAAAGGATGGCGATGGTATAATGGCAACCTTAGAAGAACTTAAAAATCAATATTTCGCAGATCTAATTAAATCTGGTCAAAAGTTAGTTACCGATTTACCACCCTTACCAAAAGAAACTATTCAACCTATTTCTGCTGCAGAAACAGATGCACTAAACTTGGCTAGAACAGGAGTAGCTACTAGACCAGAATTTTTAAATATGGGTGTTGGTGCGTTAGGACAAGGCGCAATGTCAGCAGCAAATGCTGCAACTCAAGCTACATCTTCAACAGCAGCGTTTGACCCTGCCTCTACTCAGGCTTTTATGAATCCTTTCCAACAGAATGTTATTGATGAATACGCTAAAGAAATGCAGCGTCAGTTTAATATTCAACAAACTGGTAGAGATGCTAAGGCTGCAGCAGCAGGTGCTTTTGGTGGTAGCAGGCAAGGTGTTTTAGACGCTGAAGCTGCAACAGGTTTCCAAAGACAATTAGGACAAGGTATAGCTGGTTTACTTTCAGGTGGTTTTCAACAAGCACAAAGAGCAGCACAACAAGCTTTTGAAAATCAACAAAGAAGAGGACAACTCGCTGCACAAAACTTAGCTAATATTGGGAGAGTGCAAACAGGAATTGGCCAAGTATTCGGTCAGTTTGACCCTATAGCATCAGGAGTCTTAGAAAGAGACGTAAGTACATTAGCTAGAATAGGTGCAACGGAGAGAGGTATTGGACAAGCAGAAAGAGCTGCAGACTTTGCAAATTTAATGAGATCTTATAATCAACCATTCCAAGCTTTATCTAGACAAGGTGCATTACTTGGTGGCTTTCCTTCATACGCAGAGAGTCAAACTCAACAATTATTTAATCCATTATTCACAGGCATAGGTTCATTATTTGGTGGAACCGGGACGACATAATCCATGAGCGAGTCAGGATTTGACGTACTAAAAGGTTTTCAACCCGAGGGTGGTTCTATTACTTATGAACCATACACTCCTATTGTTCCACAAAATACTCCAATTGAGTATGAGCAAGAAAAAGCAGCCAAAGATCAAATATCCATAGATCAAGCGGCAAGAATAGAACAAGATACAAATTTATTTAATTACTACGCTAATCAATATGCAGGGCAAATGTTACCCGTCATTCAAGCAGGAAATCTTAACATGGATAACTATGCACAAATGTTAGGTTTAGGTAAGAGATATAGTCCTGATGACTTTAAAAAAATCATAGAAGAATCAATTGGTCCAATAGAGGATGACACAGCAGGTAGACAGTTTACAAGATTTTTAGTTGACGCATTTAATGCTAGAACACCTTATAGAGGAGCTGCAGGAGCTCTTGACCTTTATTTACAAGTTGTCGGCAAAAGAATGGATAGAGAAGATCAGATTAAAACCGCTAAATTAGAGAGAAGATTGATGGTGGGTGAATTAGCTGCAAAACAAGCAGCAGAAGCAAATGAAAATATAAAAGCGGTGGAAGCAGATTTTTACCTTAAAAAAATGGGTTACGATAATGCTAATGCACAAGAGTATCTAGGCTTTACATCAGACATATTAAAAAAAATAGCTCAAACAAATCTTGATATGGAAGAGGAAAAATTAAAAGCCAGTATGCACTTTTTAAAAAATCCACAACAGCCAGTGCAAGTGGCTTACACAGGACCTGATGGTAAAGTTGTAGGACCCATAGCAGCTATGCCTATACTTACAGAAACAGGTATACAATATAGATTAGGAAGAGTTACTGAAGACGGTCAACAAATATTTGACGTAAAAATACCTGGTGATGAGCAAGGTAGATTTAATTTATTTTTTCCTAGTAAAACTGCTGCCGCTGAAGACGTTGGCAACTATAAAAATTTACAATTGTCACAATCCAAGGTTAGAGAGGGTTCATCAAACTTATTCACGTTAGAAAACCAGTATCAAGATGTTGTAAGTATCATAAACATAGGAAAAGCTGATTTATCAAAGGTCGGTGTATCAGGTTCTATTAAAAAAGCTTTACAAGAAGTTGGAGCGACTACAGAGGCTGTCTTAAACTTACTCGGTGGTGAGGCAGGAGTAGGAGGAGCGTATGGAACAGGTCTTGTCGATGAAGGACAATTATTATTTTCATTTGACCAAGCAAACCCTGGTTCTATACCAACAGGAGGCACGGTAGACACAACTATTAAGGACGATATTATATTAAAAGATGTACCTACTAAAATACCTTTCAAGACTGAAACGAAAGTTGTTCAAGCATCTTTAAATGATATCACAAGAACATCATGGTGGGAGGGTCAAGGCTATGATCCTACTTATGCACAAAACAAAGTT